CTTGCCAGAAGCAAAAGCCATTACGCGATCCTAGACCTCATGTTAGGGGCTATCATCAAAGATGCTCTGCTTTCGTCTTGGTCAGCAGCTCGAGCAAACTCTTCGTCATACAACCCCTTTAGCATTTGAACCCGGTCAGGGGCTTTCTTCAGAGCAATGTAATATGCAAGTCCTGCTGCCAAGCAAGGATAGAACCTAAAAGGAACATCGACTGTGTTCACCCCAGCATCTGCGTCTTCAATGCGAACCAATCGGTTTATGATCAATTGATCGGTAGAGTTCTCAGAAGCTGGCCAAATATAAAGCCTTGGCGTTATTTGCTTGTCTAAAAACCANTGAGTTGGCCTAGACTGAGTTGACTTGTCTGGAAGGTTCCAATATTCGGATCGACCAATCTGACCCATAGAAATGTCTGTAGTAGTAGTTCCNTCTGTGCGTCGAATTACTACGTCCAAAACATCAATAGTAGTGGCTGATAAGTCAAGGAACTGATCGCCTTGGGCCAGCGTTGTGGTGCTGTTTGTCACGGTCCACTGGTTTAATCCTCTGTTTGCCCAATCAGCAAATAGAAGATTCAGTGACCGCCTTGCAGTCACCCCATCGTAGCCAGTGCGGTACTCAAGGCCGCATCTTTCAAATGCTTCCTCAATATACTCCGCAACATCAGGCTCGAAATCAGAACTTCCAGAAGTAGCCATTAATAACTCTTTAACACTTCAACAATTACAGTGTAAGTGTCTGTATTGCTTGCTCCAATCGTGGTGAACTTCACATCGCCAGTCTTTCCAGAACCCGCATCATTTGGGATTCCAGAAAAATCTGAGTAATCGTGAAATCCATTCGAGTCAGGAGAAAGGCCAATAATCAATGTATCAGAAGTTGCGTCGTTAAGTAGTTCAACGCCCATTCCAACGCATTGCCACCAGATTTTTGAAACAGCAACTTCAGTACAAGCTGCGCCAGCACTGTTTGCAGACAAAGCACTAACATCTATTTTTGTGACAGCAGTTTCACCCGTACCATCGCTGATATTGGTGAATTTAAGAACAGCTTTGCGCTCGCCGTCCTGAATGGTTTGGCTTGTTACTGCGTCGGCCATTGCCTATCTCCAAAATGAAATTGTTATAACTATCAACCTAGGCATAAAGCCCACATTTAAGTGGACTCTACCCCGTTGTTAGCCATTGCATAGGTCAAAATTCCAGTCCAAGTACCACCAGTAGCAGCAGAAGAACCCTTGATTGCTGTAACAGTGGTGTCAGCCGTAAGACCTCCGGCTATTGCTAACGCTCCAGCGGCGCCTTTAATTTCACCTTTCGTGTCGCAATCAACCTCATCAAACAACCCGTCAGAATCGTTTGCTCCACCAGCGGGGGTTCCGCCGATATCGATAGTTGGATTGGTTCCGCCAGTAGAAGCGTTCATTGTCATAACGGAAATGGGAATAGCACCCGCTGGGAGAACAAGAAACTCTCCTGCACTAGAACTTGTGCCGATACGCACATTTGCAGACGAAGTGGCCGTTGGGTCACAAGAAATTTGAACGGATTGAGTCATTACGCCAGGTGTGACAACGCCTTTGCTGCCGCCGCCATAAGAACGCACGATCCCTTGGAATGTAGTATTAGCCATGTAAGTCTCCTGTATTGGCTGGTTTCAGGTACGAAATGCACCTGTCAGGGTAAGATACTTATACAGCAGAAAAAGAAAAGGGGCAACAATGTGCCCCTTCTCTCATTGTTCCACGGGGAACAATTAAGCGCCTTGCGAACCGAACACTGCGCGTGGGTTACTGAAGCCGAAGCTGTAACGCTCACGAGCCTTGTAACGCACGTTGCCTGTGTCGAAATCACCTTCCATAGAAGTTGAAATCGGGCTTCGCTCGAAGTGCTTGAACCCATCAGGGCAATCGGTTTTGACAAACCAAGCATCGGTGTCAGTCAAGAAATGGTTTACTGCATAGCCTTGCGGCAACATGCCCGTATTCCTGATTGCGTTGATGTCGTTGTCAGCCGTACCTACACGTCCGGGAGTATCTAACAGACGATCCGCCACAAACTGAAGCTGTGGTGGAACAATCAATTTAACTCCCTGCANGGCCAAGATCATATTACGATCATCTACAAACGTGGAAATGCTGATTAAAGCATCTTCAAGCGAGGTCTCGTTCAGATCTGAGTAAGCAGTAGGTCTGTTTGAGAACGTGCCACCACCAGCAAGGGGGTGTGCGTCATCAATCAACTCAACGCCGTCTCCACCAGCAAAGTTAGAGTTAAACGCATTGTTCAATACGTTAGCAGCTTTAACTTGCTTGGTGTGTGCCATGCTGCGCGCAAGAGCCTTCGTATAACGCGCACCAAGGCGGTCATACAAATTATCTTCCACTGCTTCCTCGGTCAACGCGAAAGCAAGCGCAACGGTTTCGTGNGTGTAACGAGAAGTGAAACCTTCAGACGCTGAGTCGTAACCGACGCTTTGTCCTTCAGATTTATCACGAGCGTTACCAAAGCCTACGATCAGAACTTCTTCTTCAAACGCTCGGTCTGAAGATTCGGTATCAAAGATCTCGGCGTGCTCGTTTTCATAACGAGCGTATTCCATGCCAAATAAAGCGTTGAGCCCAGGCTCTAGCTCTTTGGCTAATTGTGCTCTTGAAATAGCCATTAGTTAGCCTCCTATGCTAAGCCAGCGCCTTTTACGCCATAGATTGAGTTTTGAATAACAACGAGAACGTTGGTATTCGCGGTAGCAACATCTGAATTTTCAGGGTCGCCTGAAATATCAAGGGCTTTAATAGGCAACGTAGTTGCTGTTCCGCCGGTTGAAACTTCAAGTTCAGCACCTGAAATGCCAGTTACTGTACTACCCGCGCTGGTGTACACGATGTCAAAGTTACCAAACAAGTCAGCAACAGGGAAAGCCGCATCGGCTTGGACTTCGTATACAACATTCGGATCATCAATGATGAAAGCGATGATGTCTGAAGCATTCGTGCTTGCAGGGTAGTAGTTACTGTACACCTGCTCACCAGAGGTGGGGTCAGTGTATTGGCAACCATTAAAAACGCCAACGATAGGCACAGTGCCTCCGTCTGCGTGAACCTCTACCGTACCACCAGTAACCTGGGCAACCATATCTCCTTGGAAGATGCTGGTTCCATAGTTAGCAGCGATCCGATATCGGCTTTGTCCACCAGTATAAGGGGCACCGCCCACCATACGAACTGGACGCATTCCAAAAGCGGCATCTTGATTCGCCATTTGGGATCTCCTAGTTAAACACAATCAAAAATGAGGTCATTTCTTTCCTCGGCCAAAAGATACCTGCGTCTTTCTCTCGTTCGAGATTGGCATTGCAGGATGCTCATCCTTCATCAGATCGTTATCAACAGCATGCATCTGTTGATCGGTCTGTCGAGCAAAATAAGCATTTCTTTCTTGAACGGTCTCCTCAGGAATTTTAGCAAGCATCAATCCACCAACACCCACAGTTCCGGTATGAGTTCCCTCGTCAATGACGGGTAGATCAAATCCTGAAATTTCGCTTGGGTGTACGGGTTCGTACCCTTCACGAAGTCTCATGTGAACGTTAGTCTTGTCTGCTTCACCACGGATGTGGGTTCGCAGCCATCGATATTGCATTCCAGGAGGCGCGTCAGGAGTTTCCAACGCTTGAGGCGGCTTCCATGGTTTACGCGCAGCTTTTGCCTCACGGCTTCCGCTACTTCTTGGTGTTCTATTAGAACCCTTTACTTCGTCATTCATGATCGTTGCAGCCTCATTTTCTGTTTTGCGTATTCTTTGAACGGTACTCCAAGCTTCCTTGCTAATGCTTGTTCACTTGTTGTCAGTTCAACTCTACGAGAGTTTTGATTGCGTCCAGTTCCAGTCGTGCGCGATCCAGAGACAACAGTTTGGACGGGTTTTTGGTTGTCTCCCGCGATATTTTGCTCGTTAAATCGATGAGGCAATTCCTGCCTCATACGAGCATCAATTTGAGCGTAGTATTCATCAGATTCTAAGTCAACACCACTCTGTATTAAGTCTTCATGTATAGCAAAAGCNACATTTGTCATGATGGAATCTGTTCCAAACCATTCATTTGCAGAGGCCCAGTCTTGAGCCCTTGGTGATGGCTCTTGATACATAAGCCCTTGCTGATAGGCAGGATCATTGACTTGCTGCTGAGCAATCTCTTGCTCTGCTTGCATATTGCTTTCTTGCTGCTCAAGCCAGTTAGCGTAATCAACTTTGTATTGTTCAAGATCACGCTGATATTGAACAAGTGCGTTACGATCCGCCTCTGCTCTAGCCAAAAGCTGTTGAGCTTCAGCCATGGCATCTGGGTCGCCAGATTCATAAGCCGTTTTGAGATTACGCTTCGCAGCTTCCGCTTGGGTTTCTACTCGACTAGCAAACTCATCGCCATAGCTTTCTTGGATTTTAAGATTTTGCTCGGCAGTAGACGTTTGAGTGTTTTGCAATTGAGAAGCAAGGCGTTCATTTTGCTCTTGCAATTCTTTTGCATACTGAAGCGCCTGCAACTCTCTACGCTGAAAGTCTTTTGCTTGGCCTACAGCCTTATTGATGCGTTCCTGTGCAGAACGTGCTCGACGCTCGGCCTCAGTAAGCTCAGGTTCTGCGTCAGTTTCTGGCGATTCAAACTCTTCACGAACAGAATCTTCAGTAACAGGCGCAATGGATTCCGCCTCTTCTTCAGAGAACTCAATGTAAGTTGGTTCTTCTTGAACATCTTCCTCAACACGCTTGTGTTCAGGCAGAGCGGCCTTGTTTATGTTTTCGTCATCAAGCTTTGATAACGCTTCGGTCAAAGTTTCTTCTGACATTTTTTTTCACCTATGCAGACTTAATATCGTCGGGGTTAAGAATGGTTCCAATCACCTCATCGTCGTTGATGATCCGCACCTCATGATCATCCTCAAGGGAAAACCTAGCGCCTGCATAACGACCAATAAGAACCCAATCACCAACTTCACACCATGGGTCATCGCCAAACTTCTCATAGTCTTGATAGGCTAATGGACCCATCTTCATGACATAACAAACAGAAGTGGCAAGATTTTCCTTGTCGAGAGTTGATTGGATTAATTGAATACCGCCATCTGTTACGCCCTTTCCTTTGTAAGGAAGTACTAACAAACGGTATCCAGTTGGGTTTGGCATTCTTTCTACCAAAGACTTGTCTAGCACAGTCGGGTCTAAAACCCGCTCTTCTTCATTCACATATGCATCCGTAACGGACGGTTTTGATGCGATGGAATCTAATAATAGATCACTCATCGAGGGGGTCTCCTTCAATATGCAACGCTTCTTTTAGTTCATCACGAAGGGTGCGAAGCATTGATAACTCACCCATCGCAAATTTGTAGTCCTCCATATCTTTGATATTGCCAGAGGTTATGTAATCAACATGAGATTGCTCATATTGATCTAGTTTCTTGTAGATGTAGGAAGCTAGAGACAGTGAATCCATTTATCTAACGTAACCACCCATTGGGTTTTCAAAAACATCGAAATCAACTCCAGGCGTTTGTCCTGGAATCGCTCCTGGTATGTCGGAAGACATTACTGGCCCTGTGTAAGGCCTTGGAGAAGGAGTAGCTGGACGCTCAACTGTTTCGATGATTGGATCAGGTTTAGGCATGTAATGCGGGAAGAAGTTTGGCGGACGTTGTTCAGGAGAAGAAACGCCACCCATGCCCGCATATGGTGCCAATGCAGTCATAGGCATTTGAGCGCCATANCCACCAAATTGGACTTGAGGNACGGCAGATAGTGGNTTCATTGCAACCGGATAACCTCCTGATTGAATGTTACCGCCTNGAGTCATCTGCTCTCTTTGCTGCTGAACACTTGCCTCGTAAGCTTCACGGTCTGCTGGGTTGTATGTTTGACCTAAGATATTCCGTGGAACAAAAGATTCACGCATGCCAGCCAGAGGGTCCATGTTTATCATTCTAGGTTGAGGCGGCATGGTTACCGGAGGAGTAGGCTCAGTAGGCTGAGTTGTTACTGGTGCAGNCGCCACAAAAGACGCCCTAGATGGCTTGCTTGCCCGCCATTCTGAAAGATTCTTTTTGTAATCCCTATTCGCTTTTTGATATTTCTTGCTTGCAGCACCCATACCTTTAGGCCGACGAGGCGGTGTAGGCTCAGATTCCATCCAATCAATATAAGCTGCCTCAAAAGATCCGCCAGTTTGCTGTTGCGTGGCAGGTATCTGAGGCGCTGTCGGTTTGCTTACATAGTTATAATCATCAGGAACTGTGCCTTTTCCAGCCATGTCAGCAAAATTTCCATGGACAGTTCTTCCAGCATAATCATCAGGAACTGTGCCAACGCTTTCTGCCGGAATCTTTGCAGTTCCTTTAATGGCTTCTTCAACTGCTTTTGCTATTCCAGCACGACCCTGACCAAGCTTAGGATCTTTAGCCATCTCAACTAAATCTTTTATTTTTTCAATATTAATTTTACGCGCCGAAGTTGGAGTTGGTTTTTTAGGCGCAACAGGCTTCCGTATAGGTTGAACGGCAGGCTTAAAATTATTTGTAGGCTTTTGCTTCGGNTTTGGTTTTTGCTTTGGCCTTGAAGCTTTACGAGCCACCGTNTTCTTTTTANGTATCTTTTTCNTTGTAGGAGCAGGTACCGAAGGCGCTCCCATCGCGTTTTCAACGACATCAATCACCAAAGGCTCAATAGTCGTTTTCGGCGCCTTAGGCGGCGATGGCTTTCTTACAGGCGTTCTTTTGCGGACAGATGCTTTAGGTGGTTCNGAGCGGCGTGTAGGGCGTGTAGGAGCTTTAGCTATTACAGGTTTTATAACAGCAGGTGCTCTACGAACAGGTGTTTTACGAACAGGTNCTTTNCGAACTGATCTTGTACGCACTGGAACCTTGCGGGCAACAGCCTTGCGCGGGGTCGTTTTACGCTTGGATGCGGTTTTCTTTTTAGGCTTAGATTTACGCAACTCTGCAAGTCGTTTAAGCATAGCTGGATCAAGCTTCATTTCTGGGATTCTAATGTTCATTGCTAGTAACCCCCAAATGGGCCTTGTGAGTAATTGTTTTGCATCCTAGGGTAACTAGGCATAGGCCTTTGTCTTGGCTGTTGAGGTTGTAGATATCCCTCTTGTCCAAACCCACCGCCGTATGGCCCTTGGTTCATAAATCCACCCCCAAAACCACCGCCATACCCACCACCATACCCACCACCAAACATAGGTGGGCGCTGATTGAATCCACCACCAAAGCCGCCTTGCCCACCTTGCCTGCTCATCATAGAAAACATCTGCATCATTTGCTGCATGAACTGCATCATCTGTTGCATGCCTTGTTGGTTGAACTGAGGTTGTTGCTGCATTTGACCAAATTGAGGCTGAGCAGGTTTGGGTTGAAACGGTTGAGGTCTAGGTCTAGGTACAGGTCTAACTTGTCTACCTAAAGCAATTCCACTAACAATTCCACTCCCAGGCTTAAAACCGCTGAGATCAATTGCTTTTGATCCACCAAATTGCGCGGGATCGGCGGTGTTTTTCGTCCGCATGAACGAAGGCAGTGGCATGTTGTTTCCAGCACGGTGACTTTGGCTAGGACGCTGCTGGGATATCAATTCTTCCAACGAAAACTGTGCCATACTTCCAGGCTCAAAACTGCCGATGGCAGGCCTAAAATTAAACTTATCGGGATCGTCAATATAATCTTGACGATTGGGCGAATAGCCTTTAATCGGCACTAAGCTCATTAGAAGATTCCGCTGAACTTCTTGCCGCGCAATGCCGCACCGCCACCACGAGACTCACCTGCACCATAGGGGGCAGACGAAGTAGGCGTAGCTACAGACTCGGCCTTTGCATAGTTAACGGTGCCTTGGTCCTTGACAGATACTTTGCTGTCGGTGACTTTGGGTTGAGGGAAACTTGTTTGACGCTTAATCATGTCTTTACCTTAGTTTTATTCAGAAGATTCTTCAGATGACTCTTCGGCGGACTCTTCTGCAACTTCGGGTTCCGCCACTTCCTCGACCACCGGCTCAGGAGTCGGCGCAACCGCTTCAACAACGGCTTCTTCTGCTTCTGCATTCTTCAATGCCTCGCGTTCTTTGTTCTGAGCCTTGTGTATCTCAGCCATTTTCTGTCGTACTGAACTCATTGTAAATCTCTCTATCGATTACCAAAAAAGTCTTTCGCTATATTTTCTGCAGTTTTAGCCATTTGTGCTGACCTCTGCAAGCCAATTCGTTCACGAGCGACCTCGTCCTTCATCTCAGCCAATTCACGCTGTAAGTCCATTCGCTCATCAGCCATGTCTGCAGTGTTATCAATACGCTCACTTTCCAGTTTTATGCGTCGATCAGCTTCTTCAGCCTTGCGCTGCAAATCTGCTTCTTTGATGTCAAGCTCACGGTCACGCAGGTTGACCAATGGGTCATCCTGCTGTGGCGGGGTGAGTTCTGGCGCCATGGTTTCAGTCAACTGCATGGAGATCTGAGCCACCTTGTCTTCCATGACCAATTGCATTTGCTGCTGCATCTGTTGCATTTGCATCTGAGCCTGCTGCATCATCATTGGATCCATCTGACCTTGTTGCTGCATCTGCTGCATTTGTTGCTGCATCTGTTGAATCTCAGGATCTTGCTGCGCCATCTCACGCGCTTTCAGATCAATATGCTGATAGATGTGCGCCTGAATCATAGCCATAACCTGCTGCTGCCCAGGAGGGGCAGAAGATACCAATGGCGATTTGAGCAACGCGATATGAGAATCAATGTGAGCGTCATGATCTTGCTCAGGAAACGCCTGTGCAGGCTGCATCTGCAAAAATGCAGAGTTCTCCATCGCAGGCGAAACGGGCTGTGGCTGCGGAGGTGGCGGCAACAATTGCTCTATCTGCTGCACGCCCATCGCTTCGTACATACGTCGATACGCCTCGTACATGCCTTGAGGCCCATGAATCTGAGGGTTCGACTGAACCATTTGCATCATCTCTTGAGCAAGCATCACGCGCTGGCTCATAGAGAAAATGTTTGGGTCAGACACAGGAATAATGTCAATACGATCATCAAAGTCCTGCGCCATCAACTGCTGCTGGCCACTGGCTATCTGTATGGATACGCCTTGATCGGTGAGTCTTTAATCACCCGTGCAAGAATATTGAACTCAACACGCTGGCTGTAATGCATGCGCTTATGTATCGCGCTCATCACACGGCTACCACGCTCAAGAAGCGCAATCGTTGTACCAACAGGAGCTTCTTGGTTGCCATCACCAATCTGCATATCACCAACAGAAGCAAACCTACGACCCGCCTCAACCAACATGCCAAGCAACTGCAGAAGCGTGCCACTAGGCTCCTTAAATGGCAGGGGCATCAACGCATCGCGCAATGACCCACCAGGCGCATCCATGTCTCTGAACTCACCAGGCTGTAACGGAACATCGTTATCTCGGATACGGATGCCACGAGCCTTAAATCCAGCAGGCAGATTGGCCAACGTACCAGCATCAATCAACTGACGCAGAATCGAAGTGGATGCCTGAGACAACCCACCAATCATGTGAGTCAGACCAAAACCATAAAAACCAACACCTGGCAGAAACTTGTAATGCACAAAATAGTCAATGCGACGGCGCATAACGTCCGCTTGTACATAGTTCCTGCGAATGGAAAGGATTGTTGAATGCTTCGGTGAAAGCGTGACAATGTAAGGGAGTTTGATTCCTGTCTCTTCGCCATTGC